GAAGGGAATAAACGCGGGGCGGTTTTGGGTTCTTAAAAGCCACTTTCGTTTGACAAATTTCAATTTTCGCAAAACAGCAGGTCAGAAGGGGTGTAGTATCCCCCGCGAAAGGGGCGGTGCCGTTGATAGAGCGCGACATACCCGCGTGGAAGCGTCGCTTCTACAAGTCTCGGGCGTGGCAGGAGTGTCGGCGAGTGGTCATCGACCGCCAGCACGGCCTGTGCGCCGATTGCTTGGAACGCGGCGAGTACAGGCCCATCGCAGAGGTACACCACGAGGAGTTTCTGACCGAGAGTAACGTCGGCGACCCCACGGTGAGCCTAAACCCGAGGAAGTGCGTCGGGCTCTGCACAGAGTGCCACAACAGGCGGCACGGCAAGGGCTTCAAGATGTCTGGCGAGCCCAGCAGGGTGTGGTTCGACGCTGACGGCAACCCGCACGTGAGGGTCTAGGGACAAGGAGAGGAATGGACACCGACATAACCATCCGAGAGGAACTGCGGCCAGCGGTGGTGGCTCACAAGACGCCCGTGGTTGACGAGGACGGCTTCACCACCTGCATGGAGGTCACCGAGGAGCCGGCGCTCGTTCACACGGTGCGTCTGGCGGCTCAGGGGCGCTTCGTCGTGGAGTATAGGGACGGTACCTGCGACGTGGTTGAGCCGCAGCACGTGAGGTTCACGGACGGCGAGGAGGAAGCATGCCTGTAAAGAGGACGTACAAGGACTCGGAGATTCGCAAGACGCAGTTCTACCGGGAACTGGCCGAGGACAACCGCTATGACGTTACGGACCCCGTGATAGACAACCTGGTGTGCCACTACGCATGGATTCGCGAGAAGGTCGAGGAGTGCCGCGCCCTTATCGACTCCAACGGCATGATTGTCGAGGGAGCCCACGGAGGCGACGCCAAGAATCCCGCAATCACGGCGTTGAAGGACTTCTCGCAAATGAGCGAGGGTGCGCTGAACCAGCTCAAGAAGCTGACGGCTGTGAAGCCCGAGCAGGCAGACTCGCTCACCGAGTTCTTGGAGGGGTAGGGATGGGTGGACTGGATCGCAGGGAGTGGGGCATCGTGTTCAATTTCGTGCTGTCGTGCATCTTCACGGTGCTCGCGATAGTCGAGCTCATCGTGAACGACGGCGCTCACACGTTCGACTTCGTTGAGCTCTCGTTCCTGTCGCTCATCATGTCTAGGGTGCTGTGATGGTTGGCATAGACCTGGACAAGCCGCCGTTCGATGACGAGTGCTGGCACTACATCTGGGACGTTCTGGCAGGCGCGTTCGTCACGTCTGGCAAGATTCGGCAGCTGTGCCACATCCTCGCGAGGAGGGCCAAGGGCTACAGGCGGTGGCACTACGACCCCGAGCGTGCGCAGAGGGCCGTCACCTTCATCGAGCGGTTCTGCTGCCTGACCACCGGACAGGCGGGACAGCGGCTCAGGCTAGAGCCGTTTCAGAAGTTCGTGGTCATGACGCTCTTCGGCTGGGTCGATGACAAGGGGCTGCGGCAGTTCCAAGAGGTACTGATTATCCTTAGTAGGAAGAACGGGAAGAGCGAGCTCGCAGCGGCCATCAGCCTGTACATGCTCGTGGCAGACGGCGAATATGGCGTGCAGGGGTACTTCTCTGGCGTGACCGAGCCGCAGGCGGCGCTTTGCTACGGCGCTGCCCAGAAGATGATGCGCCAGTCCCCCGCTCTCATGAAGCGGCTCCGCATGGGGTTGGCCCCGCAGCGGCGGAGGCAGGGCATCCTCTATGACGCGACGGACTCCTACCTCACGACGATCTCGATGGACATGCCGCTCGACGGCCTGAACGTCCACTACTGCGTCAACGACGAGCTCGCGGCGTGGAAGTCGCGCGGCCCATACGATGACATCAAGCAGGGCATGAGCTCACGCGAGCAGCCCATGATGCTGTCAATCACCACGGCGAACTTCGTGCGCAACTCCATCTATGACGAGCAATACGCCTACACGGAGCGCTGGCTGAACGGCGAGATTGAGGATGACCGATACATCGCGTTCGTCTGGGAGCTCGACCGCGACGATGACTGGATGGATGACGAGACGTGCTGGCCCAAGGCCAACCCCGGGCTCGGCACCATCAAGAAGCTGGACGCGCTCAGGAGCAACGTGCAGAAGGCCAAGAACGACCCATCATTCCGTCCCACGGTGCTGACCAAGGACTTCAACATCCCGCAGAACAGCTCTAGCGCGTGGCTCACGTGGGAGGAGTCCGGTTCGCCCGAGGTCGTGGACTTCGACTCCATGGGGTTTCGCTACGCAATCGTCGGCTTCGACTACGCCCAGTCGGTTGACCTCACGGCGGCGCAGGTCCTCTGCATGCGCCCAGGTGACGAGCACATCTACGAGACGAGCATGTACTGGATTCCGCAGGCGAAGCTGGACGAGCAGGAGAAGGTCGGGGGTCACGCCACCAAGGACCACGCGCCCTACAGGACGTGGATAGACAGGGGATACATGCGCGTGGTCGAGGGGAACGTCGTGCCACCCTCGGTGCTTGCGCAGTTCATAGAGGAGCTTCGGGACGAGCGCGGCATCTACACGTTCGCGCTGGGCTACGACCCGTGGCACATCATCGGCAGCGACCGCGAGCTCTTGGAGCAGATGATTGGTCGCGACCGCTGCGAGCAGGTGGTGCAGGGTGCCAAGACGCTCTCCGACCCCATGAACCGCATTCGGGCCGACTACCGAGTTGGGCGCTTCATCGACAACGCCAACCCCGTCAACAGGTGGTGCCGCATGAACGTCATGGTGACCACCGACACCAACCTCAACATCCTCCCCGACAAGAAGGAGGCCAAGGGGTCCAACAAGATTGACGGCTTCATGGCAGAGCTCGACGCCTACATAGCGTTCCTGCGCCACGAGGACGAGTACCGCGCGTTCATCTCGTGACATCAGCGGGGGGCATCCAGCCGTTCTCGTAGTCCCTCTGATAGGGTGCCACCCTGCCCAAACACCATCATATATGTGGGGGTTTGTGGGTAGGGTGGCCCTTTATTCATTTCGGGGCATTTTACGGCGTTCTCGCCAACTGGGCTTTTACCATCATATATCAGATATTTGACGGCCAATCTGACGTATCTGATTGGCCTGACCTGTGGTTTTTATTTTTACCCCGATTTTATGCACATTAGCGTAAGGTTTGTAGCTGCGATTTCTCTTGCTATTCCTTACGTTAGCGGCGTGGTGACGCGTTGCGCGCGCCAAACAGCGCGTGGGCGCTGGCGCGGCACCGCTACGCCGCTAAGCGTAATGAAGAGAAAGGGTGTTTTTATGCGAGAATGGCCCCATTCACATAACCCACACGTGGAAACCATAACAGGGGTGTGGCTGGGTTTTCAAGTTTCAAATAACTTGACGGTCGAGATTGTCACCCCTACAGTCCGCAATTGATAGGGTGCGATGATTGTGAGACGGGGCCAGACGGCCCCTTTTTCGTTTCGAGGAGGCGAACGTGTCGCTCTTCGGCAACCTGCTACAAGACCTGCTCAGAAGGCCCGTCGATGTCGGGCGCGGTAGCTACTTCGAGACGCTTACCGAGTACAACCCGCACTTCTCGACGTGGCGCGGCTCCGTCTACGAGATGGAGCTTACACGCGCATGCATCCACGCCTTCGCCACGTCATGCTCTAAGCTGACCCCGACGATCCGAGGGAACGCGCGGCCTGGGCTGGTGAGGTCGTTCGAGACGTGGCCCAACCAGTACATGTCGTGGAGCCGCTTCCTGTATCGCGTCGCGACCATCTACGAGGTCGATTGCACGGCCTACGTCATCCAGTCCTACGCGGATAACGGCGAGCCGAACGGCCTATTCCCACTCAAGGCCACCAGCTGCGAGCTTGTGGACGTGAACGGCGAGATGTGGGCTCGCTTCACGCTGCCCACGGGCAAGGTGTTCGCCACCGAGTCTGCCAACGTCTGCTGCGTGACCAAGTACCAGTACCTCTCGGACTACTTCGGCACCAAGAACAACATGCGCGACACCCTTGCGCTGCTGAACGCCCAGGTGCAGGCCGAGCACAACGCAATCGAGCTCGGTGGCCGCGTGAAGTTCATCGGCAAGGTAAACGGCATGGTGGCACCGGAGGACCAGGCAAAGAAGCGCGATGAGTTCCACGTGCGCAACTTCGTGGACAACGACACGGTTCTCATAACCTACGACAACACCTTCGCAGGGTTGGAGCAGGTCAAGGCATCCACCTACACCATCTCGACCGACGAGATGCAGCGCATTGACGATCACGTGTACAGCTACTTTGGCTGCAACAAGGATGTCCTACAGAACACCTGCGACGAGGCGAAGTGGGATAGCTACTACGAGGGCAAGGTTGAGCCGTTCGCGCTCATGCTCTCGCAGGGGCTCACGCAGGCGTGCTTCTCGGCGAGGATGGTGCAGGCCGGTAACCGAATCGAGTTCGGGGCCGACCGCCTACAGTTCATGGGCGCGGCCACCAAGCGAAACATCGTCCGAGACATGACGGGCTGCGGCGTTATGACCATCAACGAGGGTCGTGCCGTCCTGAACCTGCCGCCCTTGGAGGGCATGGACGTGTTCATGGTGCGCGGCGAGTTCTTCCAGCTGGACAAGCAGGGCAACGTCATGTTCTCGGCTGGCGGCAAGGACTCGGTTCAGAGCGACCCATCGGATGACCCCGACTTCGACCTCGGGGGCGATGACCAGATTTACAACGACGCCGACGCATACGGCTCGGGAGACGAGGACGGTGAGAACTGATGCCACAGCTACCCGGTGAGCGGCAGTACCGCTCCATGATGCCGCTGGCAATCGTGGGCGAGGGCGTTTCCAAGCGCTTCGACACCGACTATTACGTGGAGGGTTACGCAAGCACCTTCAACGACCCCTACGTGCTCCACGACTGGGGCGATTGGGAGTACGTCGAGATTATCGACCCCGACGCATTCCGCGACGCCGACATGAGCGACATCATCATGCAGTTCGACCATCAGGGCAAGGTATACGCCCGCATGAGCAACCACACGCTCATCGTGGAGCCCGACCAGCACGGCCTGTTCGTGGCGGCTGACCTTGGCAAGACCACCAACTCCCGCATGATGTGGGAGGACATCGACGCCGGGCTCGTCACCAAGATGTCGTGGGGCTTCACCATCGCCCCCGATGGTCTGTCCTACGTGGATGACGAGTCCGAGCATCGCACCACCGCGACCATTACTCGGGTCGAAAAAGTGTTCGACGTGTCCGCTGTCAGCCTGCCGGCTGACCCGAACACCGAGATATCCGCGCGTTCCCTCTACGACGGAGCGATCGAGAGGGTGCAGGAGGAGCGCCTGTTGCGCGAGACGGCACAGCGAGAGAGGGCGAGGTCGCTACTCGCGCTCAAGGCCAAGGCCGTCAACGTCCGCACCATCAACCGTTAGGAGGTAGGCATGGAGTTCACCCCCATGTCCGCGCGTGAGTACCGCGCACTCGGCGCTGAGGAGTACGAGCAGCGCCGCTCCACCGTCCTCGACCTTGCCACCGAGGTCCCTGAGGACGCCACCGACGAGCAGCTGAGGGCCATTGACGAGGAGGTTTCCTTCATCGCCGACGAGGACGCCCGCCGCAGCAAGCTCGCCGCGACCCGCAACGCCACCCGCACGTTCGTTGAGAACGGCGGCGGCAACACCGTCGAGAACATCGAGATTTCCCAGAAGGGAGAGGACATGCCCGAGCATCGCGCCGCCACCCTTGGCGACAACTTCGTTCAGTATCGCAACGAGCATCCCAGCCAGGACAACCGCATCATCGCCCCGGCGTTCAACATGCGTGCCGCTGGCGACCCGCACACCACGGTCAACTTCACCCTGACCCCGACCGAGTACGACCGCGAGGTTGTCGGCAAGCCCGCCACCGCGCTCACCGTCCTCGACCTCTTTGGCCGCAAGACCATCTCCGCGCCCGTCTACAGCTGGAACGCCTACGTCTCCACCGCAGGCACCGCTGGCCTGACCACCGAGGGTGCCACCAAGAACAAGCTCACCTACACCTACGAGCCCAAGACCGCCACGCTCAAGAAGATCACGGGGCTCATCAAGGTCACCGAGGAGCTGTTCGAGGACGCTCCTTACGTCGTTGACGCCATCAACACCGACCTGGTGAACGACCTCAACGCCGCCCGTCAGGCTCAGGCCGTGACCGACCTGCTCACGACCTCTGGCGTCCAGACGGCCAGCGTGACCTACTCCGACGCCACCGACATCTTCAACAAGATTGTCGAGGCCGCTGCCGACGTTGAGGAGGACACCGGCATCGCCGCCGATGCCGTCGTGGTCACCCCGGCCCTGTGGGTCGTTCTCCGCGCCGCCCTCGACGCCGAGAAGCGCTACTACGCCGGCAACCCCTTCGGTCCGAACGAGTACAGCCGCCTGTTCGACATGCGCTTCGTCAAGAACGCCAACCTGACCGCCAACCACATCCTCGTCGGCGCGTTCGAGCGTGGTGCCGACCTCGTTTCCAAGGTCGAGGGCGTCCGCGTGGACTCCACGAACAGCAACGACGTGGACTTCGAGAAGAACCTTGTCTCCATCCGCGCCGAGGCCCGCGAGGTTCTGGCCGTCAAGCGCCCCGCCGCGTTCTGCAACATCACCTGCACCGCCTCTTCGTAAGGAGCGTGACCGATGCTGCGAATCTACAAGCTGCCTAATGGCAAGACCTACCAGTTTGAGGAAGGTACCCAGCCCGAGGGCGCGATTCTGGTAGAGATTGCCGCACCGCAGGTCATGACCCCTGAAACCGTGCCAGCACCAAAGAAGCCGAGGACCACGCGCAAGCGCACCGCAGCGCCCAAGGAGTAACAGGGGAGGGGACGCAACATGGGCATGACCATCGAGGAGCTTACGGCAGAGGTCGCCAGCTACTCGCTCTACGACTCGGTAAGGGATGCCGTGCGCGTCTCCTCCACCGCCTACGATTCCGAGGTCTACGGGCTCATCGGCGCGGCTGTCAAGGACATGCTCACCAAGGGCGTGTCCCCGACGTGGCTTGGCAGCGACATGGACTCGCTCCCCGAGCTCGCGAAGCAGGCGGTCATCGTCTATGCCAAGGCCAACTTCGGCTTCGACAATGACGATGCCGACCGCTTCCAGAAGGCATACGATTCCATCGTCTGCACCATCCTGAACAGCTCGCACAACGTCGTGTACGAGCAGATGCCGCTCTTCGGCGTTGCAATCGTCACGTCCATCGACAACCAGACCTACACGGGCCAGCCCGTCACGCCGGCGCTTGAGCTCGCGTACCCGGTCGCTGGCGTCGAGGTCACGCTTGTCGAGGGGACCGATTACGAGGTCACCTACGAGCGCAACGTCGAGGTCGGATGGGCGATTGCCACCGCGACGGGCATCTACCCGTTCACGGGCGAGGTCCAGGTACCCTTCTACATCGAGGAGGCCGAATGAGGTACAACGGCACGGCTGTGTTGCGTGACGTTGCGACCAACATGACGGTCGATGAAGAGGGCAACGAGGTCGAGGGCGAGCCCATCGACACCGAGGTCTTCTGCAACGTCCGCTCTGTCGGAATCGAGACGTGGGCCACGGTGGCAGAGCTTGGCATCAAGCCCGAGGCGCAGATTCAGGTGCGCTCGTGCGACTATGCCGACCAGACGCTCGTGCTTCTCAACGGGCGCGAGTATGACGTTTCATACACGTCCACTCGCGGCGAGTTCACCATTATCACGCTCGCGACGCACATTCCGAACGGGTGATGCCCCGTGACCAAGCACATCAGCGTCGAGGCCGACCAGTTCGCAACGACGCTCGACGGGCTGCTTGGCGAGATTAGGCATGTCTCCGAGGAGGCGCTGTTCCAAGGAATCCACGACGGCTGCGAGCTTGGCAGGGACGAGGTTCGCCAAGCTGCCAGCGAGCAGGGGTGGAAGGACTACCCATCGTCGTGGACGTACAGGGCGATTCGCTCGAAAGACGGCGGCACCGAGGGACACATCTACTCGACAACGCCGGGCCTGCCGCACCTTCTTGAGAAGGGCCACGCCAAGATTGGCGGCGGCAGGACGGTAGCCAAGCCGCACATCCTAGAGCCGGCGCACGATGCCTTCGACTACACCAAGGAGCGCGTGCTGACCTACATCATGAGGGGGCTCACATGAGTGCCAAGTCCGAGGTCTACGCGGCGCTCACGGCAACCGGCATCCCCGGTCGCTACGAGGCCTACCCCGTGAAGAAGAGCCCTGCGCCACCGTTCTTCATCTACACGGTCGATTCGCACGGCGAGTTCATGGCCGACGATTCCAACTACTTCGAGCTCCCGCGCTTCCACGTGGAGCTCTACGAGAAGGTGAGCAACCCCGAGACGGAGGACCTGATTCTCGCGGCCTGCCAGACGTTCGGACCCGTCCAGAGGACGAGCGCGTGGGTGGAGTCCGAGCAGTGTCACGTCGAGGAGTTCGACTTCACCTTCACCAACACACCCACATCGTAACTTAGGAGCAAAGCATGGCTGAAACTTCCAAGGTGCGCTTCGGACTCTCCAACGTCTACTACGCGCCCATCACCAACTCTGGTTACGGCACGCCGGTCAGGATTCCCGGTGCCGTCTCCCTGTCCCTCTCCGTCGAGGGCTCTGACCCCAGCACCTTCTGGGCTGACAATATCGCCTACTACGTGCAGGCTGGCGCGAACGGCGGCTACACCGGCACCCTGACCATGGCCCTCATCCCTGACGCCTTCAAGGTCGCCATTCTTGGCGAGGTTGTGGATGACAACGGCATGCAGGTCGAGATCGCCGATGCCAGCCAGACCAGCTTCGCCCTCATGTACGAGGTCTCGGGCGACGCCGACAAGAAGCGCTACTGCTTCTTCAACTGCACCGCCTCCCGCATCGCTGCCAACGCCAACACCACCAGCGACTCCACCGACCCCGACACGCAGGACCTTGAGTTCACCGCCATCGGCAAGGACTTCACCTTCGGCGGCACCAACGTCACCAAGTCCATCATCAAGGGCTCCGCAGAGGAGTCCGCGACGGCGTACGCCACCTGGTTCACGACTGTCCCGACGCCCACCAAGGCTGCGTAGGGGACAGACCATCTCTGATGGGTTCTACTGATGGAGGGGGATGGCCTTAGTTGGCCGTCCCCCTTCTTTACGAAAGAGGGAGGAGAACTTGATTATCAAGTTCAAGCACGTCACCAAGAGCGGTCGCAAGCCGTGGGAGAAGGCAAGCATCCAGTATGGCGAGGGCAAGGACGAGCACGTTGCCGTCTGCAACCTCTATGCGTTCTCCCTCTACGAGAAGGCGTTCGCCGATAGCCCGTCGAGCAAGCACCATGCTCTCGTTGATGACGTTACCGACGTTGAGGACACGGGCGGCACCCTCGGCGTCCTGAACATCAACTGGGACGCCGACTCGCGTGCGCTCTGGGCCATGCTCCGCGCTGGTGACGAGATGGGGCTTAACAAGGAGGTCGAGCCCGTCGCGCTCAACCACGAGGAGTGGTTCGACGCGCACAAGGCGGATGACATCGACATCTTCCACCTGCACCAACTCCTGCAAAAGGAGATTGATGCCACCTTTCCAACCGCACTTCCGTACTACGCGGGACTCGCAGCGCAGCTCGACCGAATCGAGCGGGCCACGGCTGACGCACACAAGGATGTGGCTACAGGCGATTAGGCTGGGCTACTCGCGCCACGACCTCATGGAGATGACCGTGGCCGAGTTGCTTTGGGACTTCGAGGCCGTGGCCGCAGACGAGCCCAAGCAGGACGGCGGCACGACGAGGGAAGCGACGCAAGAGGACATCAGGCGAATGCTCGCGTGAGATAGGAGCGACCAATGGCTGAGTACGCTGGTCTTGAAATTCGCATTGGCGGTGACACGACAAAGCTGAGCAAGGCGCTCAAAGCACCGATGAAAGCCGCCGCAGAGCTGCAACGCGAGATTCGCCAGATTACCATGGCAATGCAGTTCGACCCGTCGAACCTCAAGAACGTCTCCACCAGAATCAAGCTGACGGCTGACCGCATGGAGGCCTTGCGATCCAAGGTGCAGCTTGCCGGCACGGCCATGGAGCAGCTTGGCGATAAGGTTGTCAGGATTGACGGCGAGAACAAGACCGTCAGGGAACTTGCCGAGGAAACCAAGAACGTGGCGCTCACGGCGAAGATGGCCGACGAGCGATACAACGACATGGTTTCCACCATCGCCACGCTCTACGAGCAGTTCAACAAGGTGTCCAAGAACGCCGCAATCAAGGAGCTCGCAAAGTACGTCGGCGGCGTGCAGAAAGCCACGGAACTCTCGAAGATGAAAGTCGTGGAGTTCGATGAGGCATTGGAGCACCTGAACGTTCCCGCAAGCGTCGTGGAGCGGTTCAAGACCCTGAACAGCATGCAGTTCCACTTCGAGGGCCGTTCGGGCGAGCTCGACAAGATGCTTGAGAAGATGGAGCAGCTGGGCGTCTTCACCACGTCTGACGTTGAGCAGGTGAAGCAGCTGCGGTCGCAGTTCGAGCTTGTGTCGGATAACAAGGCTGCATACGACCTCGCAGACCAGTTCCAGGAGCTCGGCGTCAGGATCGAGCGCGACAAGTCCGAGGCCGAGGGCCTTTCCGCGACCATGCGCGAGCTCGACACCCATTCCAAGGTGTCCATGACCGACTCCTTCGTTGGCACCAAGAAGGAGATTGAGGACATCGACCGCGCGATTAAGTCGCTTGACGAGGACATGAAGCAGGCCAACGCCGTCCTCAAGATGGACCCCAAGAACCTCGACGCCGCCAAGCGTGCGTTCGATGACATGACCCAGAAGGCAGAGCTCCTGAACCAGCGCGAGGTCCTGTTGAAGCAGAACCTAGAGCGTCTGGACACCCCCGAGGTCAAGCAGGCGGCAGAGGAGCATCGCAACCTCGCCGAGTGGGTCGAGAACGCACGCTCTGCCGCGCAGAAGGCCCGTTCCGCGTACTCCGACCAAGCGGCTGAGCTCAAGAACCTTAAAGCGGCTGCGGAACGCACCAAAGAGTCCATGGAACTGCTGCAAAGCAAGATGAGGGCCTATGAGCAGGGGCTTACTGGACACAACGCATATGAGCAGGTGTCCACCCAGCTTGATGATGCACGCAAGAACGTCAAGAGAATTCTTGACGAGTGGAACAGGATGCTCAACTCCGACTTCGAGCGCAATGGTCCCATCTCGAACATGGGCATAGACCCCGATGATCTTATTCCGCAGACCATCCTCGACCGCTATAGGCTCCTCAAGAAGTCCGTTGACGAGACGGCAGGTGCGCTTGAGAAAGCGCAGAAGGCATTCAACGATACACAGACCCATCTTGGTCACGACCTCTATTCGGAGGCCGAGATGGAGCGGCGTTATGATGCGCTTGGTGAAGCTGAGAGACAAGCCAAGCAAGCAAAGAGCGCGTTCGAGGAGTTCACGAGCAGCGAGAAGGGCGTTGGAGAGTCTGCCATAGAGATGGCTACCGACTTCGAGAACGCCAGTCGCGAGGTCGATGACCTACAGAAGACCCTCAAGACCCTCGATGATGTCAAGATAGCCGACGAGGGCGACTACGACAGGTGGAAGCAAGACCTCAACAAGCTGCAAGACGAGTACAAGGAACTCTCGGTTCAGGTCGATAACTGCAACGCCGAGGTCAACGAGTCTCGCACTGCAATGGAACGCGCCGAGGGCGAGCTCGACCTCTCCAACCAGACCCAGGAGTGGCGCGACCTCACCACAAAGATTGAGGAGAACACGGCGGCTAAGAAGGACAACGCCGCAGCGTTCAAGCCCGAGGGCGCGGGCATCCTCACGCCCTCAAACATCAAGTCCATCGGCATGACCCTGTACTCCACGCTCACCCCTGCTATCTCTGGCCTGGGCTACGCGATGATTAACGCTTCCGATGACATCGACTCTGCCTATCGCAACATGCGCAAGACGGTCGATGGCACGGAGCAGGACTTCCAAGGGCTCTACGACGCGGCGCTCAAGTTCTCCAACACGCACGTCACGAGCGCGGCGCAGCTGCTTGAGATTGAGGCGATTGGTGGCGAGCTCGGCATCGCGACGGACAACCTACAGGAGTTCGGCGAGGTCGTTGCTTCGTTGGCAGACTCCACCAACCTCTCTGCGGAGGACGCCGCAACCGCGCTCGGCCATCTCGCCAACATCATGAAGATTGAGCCAGACCAGTACAGCGGCTTCGCCGACGCGCTGGTTCGACTCGGCAACAACGGCGCTTCGACCGAGGAGGAGATCGTCAACATCGCGGAGCGCATCGGTGCGATGGGTGCCATCGTCGGCATGTCCACCCCGGACGTTCTCGCATGGGCATCGACAATCGCCGCGACCGGACAGAACGCCGAGGCAGCAGGTACCGCGATTAGCAAGACCATGTCCTTCTTCGAGACAGCCGTGGCCGCTGCTGGCGGCACCATGGAAGTCTCGATGGAGTCAATCGGCAACGCCGTCGCAGAGGGCGGCGACCAGCTGACCATCTTTGCGAACATGGCCGGCATGACCGCAGATGAGTTCGTTGAGGCGTGGTCGAGCGACCCCGAGGGCACGTTCGAGGGCCTTAGCAAGACCATTGAGGGCGCACAGGGCTCCTTGCAGAAGATAGCCGACGTTGCCGGCATGACCGCAGAGGAGTTCGCTGCCATGTGGGAGAGCGACCCCACGGCGGCGTTCGAGGCGTTCATCAAGGGGCTCAACGGCATCGAGCAATCCGGTGGCTCCGCAGACTCCACGCTCGCCAACCTTGGCATCACGGCGGTTCGCCAGAAGCAGGCAATCGAGGGCCTGATGCAGACGGTCGGACACCTGGATGACAACCTTGAGATGTCTGGCAACGCCTGGAACGGCGTTTCTGACCAGTGGGGGCGTGCGGGTGACGCCGCGAACGAGGCCGCTAAGAAGGCCGAGGGCTTCTCGGGCCAGATGCAGATTCTCCGCAACATGGCGAACAACGCGCTCGCGTCGCTCGGCGAGGGCGCGGTGCCAATCCTCAAGACCCTATCTGAGATGCTTGCGGACGCGACGGCATGGTTCGAGAGTCTTTCCACGAGCTCCAAGACGGCGATAATCAGCCTTGGTGCCGTTGGCTTCGCGATTGGCCCCCTGCTCACCATCATCTCGACGCTCATTACCAGCAAGCAGAACATCGCGAACTGGGCGGCAACGTCAACGGGCGCGATGGCACAGGTCGCACGCGCGTTCGGTCTTGGTGGCAAGTCCATGGTCGAATCGCTCAAGTCTGCTGGTGGCGGCATGCAGGCTGTTTCGATTGCGCTTCGTAGCGAGTTCAAGGCTCTTGGCGCTTCGCTTCTTAGCAGCATCGGTACTGCGGCGGTCATCGTGGCAATCGGCGCGGTCGTAGCCGAGTTCATCCGACTGTATCAGGAGATGGAACTTGTCAAGAAGTCCACGACTGGCTTGCAGAAGGCAATCAGCGGCATCGGGCAGGTCACGGGTGACTTCTCGGACAAGCTGCCAGCCGTCGAGCATTCGCTTGAGGAGATACACGAGATAGCTGGCAACCTTCGCCAGCAGCAGGCAGACCTAGCTGACGAGATATCGAACGCCAACACGCAGTATTCAAACACCGCTGGCACGGTTAGGTACTACGCACAGACCATTGAAGACCTCATCGGCAAGAGCGGTCGCAGCGAGACTGAGACGAACAGGCTGAAAGCGGCTATCGAGGGCCTGAATCGAGAGTGCGGCACGTCCTACGGCCTGAACGACTACGGTGAGCTCATTGACACCCAGACGGGCAAGGTCATCGACAACACCGAGGCAATCTGGGACAACGTGAGGGCGCGTGAAGCGCAGGCGACCATTGACTACTACCAAGATGCGTTCGACCAAGCGGTTGCGAACAAGCTGGCGGCAGAGGAGTCAATCGCCGCGCTTGAGGAAGAGCGGGAAGCGCTTGAGAACGACAGCAGGCGTCTTGCTGACCATCGCTCTGAAAGGTACCGGAGTTGGTCAGCCGAGGTTGAGGAGAACAAGAAGAATCTCGAAGCCGCCAACGACACCTACCGAGACTCGGTGGATGCCATCGAAGTACTCAACCAGAAGATTGCCGATGCCACCGACACGCTCCACGAGAGTGAGCGTGCTCAGGAGGACGCAGCCGCAGCAGCGGAAGCGGCGGCACGCCGTCAGGAGATCGTCACCGATGACGTGACCGGCAACATGAAGCGGATGTACGACGCCGTTGGTGACGATGCCACGTTCAATGACATGGCCGACTCGCTCAACGCGCTCGCCGTGAGCGCCGAGGAACTTGACGGCGTTGACATGAGCCGGCTCGCCGGCAGCTTCGATGGCAGCATGGCAGACGTTATGGCCGCGCTTGAGGACGGCGGCGTGCATCTCACGACGTTCCGTTCCCAGATGGAGGAGGCGGGCGTCTCGTCCGAGACGCTTTCCAGCGTCTCCGCTGCGGCGTTCCAGTCGCTCTACAAGTCCTGCGGTGGCAACGTCGAGAAGACGGCCAGCGCACTAACCCACATGCAGACGGTTATGGGCTCGGTCAACGGCCAGCAGGTGACCTTCTACGTCGGTGACAACGGCACCATCATTGACGAGCAGGGTAACATCTACGACCTTAACGCTGACATCGGCAGCATCCCCGACGAGGTTCTTGTCGCGTACTACGGTGACAACACCGACGCGCTCAACAAGGCCCGTGCCGCCAAGGAGGAGGCCAAGAGCGTTGACCGCACGACCGGAACCATAACCATCACCGCGACCGACTACGCTTCGAGCATCATTGAGAAGGTAAAGAGGAAGCTGAGCGGGCTCGGTGGCAAGAACATCCCCATCGGCGCAGGCAGCTCAGCGACGGGCAGCATCGGCTCTTCGCCCTACATCCCGCGTCACGCCAAGGGCTACATCGCCACGGGGCCGACGCTCACCAACCAGGGATGGATTGGCGAGGATGGCGTCGAGGCGGTCACCAACTGGGCCACGGGCGGCGCGGTGGTGCCGCTCACCAACACCAAGTACATGCTGCCAATCGCCGACGCAATCGCGGAGGGCATGGCGAGCAGGGGTGCTGGCGGTGGCGGCACGACCTACAACCTGTACATCAACGACGCCCGTGTGAACGACAGCCCTGCCATTGAGTCGGCTTTCGTCGGACTCATGAACACACTCGTGCGAGAGGGGGCGATGAACGTTGGCAATCGCTGACGGTGTGTACGAGATTCGCTACGCGAACGCCCCAAAGATGGCGGTGGACGTGAGCGGCGCAAGCGCGGTCAAGGGCGCAAACGTCCAGCTATACTCGGTGAACCACTCCAACGCGCAGGTGTTCTACATCGACATTGAGGAAGCTGACAAGTGGAGCATCCGCAACGTCTATAGCGGCATGTACGTCGATGTGAACGGCGCGGCTGCGACACGCGGCACCAACGTCCAACAGTGGACGGACAACGACTCGCGAGCGCAGCGGTGGCGAATCTACGAGACTGGGCAGACGATGGTTATAGATGGCGTCACCTGTCCAATCGTCAAGTTCGGCTCCTATGTCACCGATGACGCAGACACGTACTACCTCGACGTCAACGGTGCCATGACAACCAACAAGACGAACGTCCAGATTTGGAACAAGAACGGCACCGTGGCACAGGTGTTCGCCCTGTACCCGACCTCAAAGCAGGACACCAGCCTGCCCGTCCCCTCGATGCAGGGGTGGACGGGCGCGGCTGGCGGCACCGACTACGGATTCCAGAGGGCGGCTGCGACCACCCTCTACCCGGCTTGGCTCGGCACCCAGTCATGGGCATCAAACACGGCCAACGGCTTCGAGGGCAGCTGGCGCGAGCGCACGATGGACTCCGACACCTCCACATGGGGCGACTGGGGTGAGCAGACGGCATGGGCCGACGTTGCCACGACCCGAGACGGCACGAGCTACTGGCTCACGGCTGGCCTCCCCGCGTCGCTCTCGCCAAGCGACAAGTCTAGGCAGTACGAGTTCCAGCTACGCGCCTACGCCGGCTCAGGCACGAACCGCGTGCGCGGCCTCTCGTCCTCCGCGACGCTTGAGGCCGTGACGGTCCCCGTTGTGACGCTCTCCAACGCTGGCTTCGGCCCTGACGGCCTGCGAATCCCCTACACGAGCGACTACGATGGCGGCACGACCAACATCCGTCTGACCTCAATTAAGGTTGACGGGCGCGAGGTGCTGGCGAGCCCAGCCGAGTTTGACGTGCTTGCCACGAGCGGCACGGTTCACGTTCCTATGGATTCGCTCGCTGACTGGATTGAGGACGGTTCCCAGGCTGAGGTCACATACCAGGTCGGAAACGATCAGGTGACGATTTACCCGGACTTGTACAACGCGAGCATCGGCGTCTCTTATGACTCTGGCAGCGGGCTCGTATCGCATCCGACCGTCACGGTTGACGATGACCGCATGCTCGTGGTCGATGCATCGCCGCAGGATATCACAGGCGCATGGGTTCGCATCGACGGCGAGCTCTTCGAGGCCGAGGTCAACGACGGCATCGCCACCATCGCCTATCCGTTCGGCAAGGACTTCGACCTGTTCGTTGTAACGAGCGACGGCGACGAGTGGGGTACCGAACACATGGCGCTTGGGCCTAGCACGTCGGTCCTGTCCGGTGTCCGTCCCTGCCACGCATTCAACTGGGACGGCGGCAGCTTCCTTCTCGAACTGCGTGAGGGCGAGCCGCTTGAGACTACGCTTGCCATGTCTGCCGACTCCGAGACGCTTGCGCTCAACGGGCGCGAGTGGGAGTCGATGTACTTTGGCAGCGTGGTCAGCGGAACCTCCACGGTCGAGGGAGCGCTTCACCCAGGTGTCTCGAAGTCGCGTCGCGAGCAGGTCGAGGGGCTTGTCCGCGCCCATCACGTCACATACCGCTCGCCAGTCGGCGATATGTGGGATGTGGCTGTCATGAGCGCAACGCCAAGCACTCAGTTCGGCTGGTCTAATGTGAGCGTCACGTTCAGGAGGGAGTCGCGATGACCCTTGACTGGACTGACCAGACGCGCGAGGATCGCATTCGCGTGATGATGGTTTCGCCCACAAACATCAACGATGTCTATGGCGAGCTCGATGGGGTTGACCTATCGGGCTCGTCTCTTGATGCGGCATACTACACCGACACGCGCACGAGCGGCAAGCTGAAGGTAGTTGGCGAGGGTTGGCGGCGCGGCTCGTTCCTGCGCGTCATCCACGAGGTACCCGCTTGGGGATACTCGCGCGAGCTTGGTACGTACATCGTCACGAACGACAATGCGAGCTGGGAACATGGGGTCTGGCACTACGACCTCACGCTTCAATCCATGCTCTACGGACTTTCGACGGACAAGCTGGTAAGGCCGTGGACGATTGCCAAGAACGCGATGGCGCTCAAGGCCATGAGGGACTGCATGGACGCCGCGAGGTACAAGTACACCATCGTCTCCGGTGCGAACGACTACAAAATGAAGACGCCGCAGGTGATGGAGTCTGGCACGTCTAGGTTGGAGTGCCTGTACTCGCTCTGCACCATGGCAAACGACCGTCTCGATGTGGACGGCCACGGGCTCGTGACGGTTTCCAAGTACGTCAACCCGGCGAGCAAGGTGCCGGTCGCGACGCTCGACTTGCAGAGCCCGCGCGGGACAACCTACGGCGAGCTCACTAGAGAAACCGACTGGCTTTCCATGGTTGACACAGTTGGAGTCTCGTTCAAGTACAGCGACACGGTTACTAAAAAGGGCAAGAGCACGACGGTACAGAAGGAGATAAACGCCTACGCAAAGGTGTCGGCGTCCCTGCACCAAGCTCATGCCCAGCGCGGCTACACTGTGACTGACTTCCGCTCGCTCTCAGAGCTCACTCCGCAGACGGCGCAGCGAGCCCAGCAGCTTGCCAACCAGTACCTCAAGGAAGACTCGCCAGAACTAATCGAGTGGGGCATCTCAACGACGTACCTGCCCATATGGGAGGGTGATGTGGTTGACCTCATCGTACCTGGCTCTGGGCAGTATGCGGGCAGAAACAGGTGCCTGGTCAAGTCCGTGAAGGTTGACCTTGAACACATGACCATGGACCTCACTCTCAAGAACACGTCATCTGGCGATAGGGGTGATGGCTAATGAATATGATGGATCTTGCAACGATGTTGTTTGGCCGCTCACGCGCCGAGGAGAATATCGTCTCAACCGACGCCACGACCCGCACCTACATAGGCACGGCCACGTCAGACTCGTCTGACGGCAGCGTGTACGTCGCGCTGTCCGAGGACGTGACGATGCCCGACGATTACGACGGCGAGCATGGCGTGGGTGTTGAGATGCCCACCACCGTTGGCGTGTCCGAGGGCGATGATGTTGTTGTCACCGTCTTTGGCGGCGGCACGATGAAGGCACCCGTGGTTACGGGCAACCCCGGCTGGGGAGACGATGTTGAGACTCGCGTCACCGAGGCCCACGACCTCGCGGCATCGGTCGAGTCCATCGCACAGCAGGCCGAGGCCGTTGCAACCGCAACCGGACAGCACTTCTGGCCGGACACGGACGGCGTGCACGTCACCGAGGTCACGCAGGACGAGTGGAACGACAGCGCCGGCACGTCCTACCACAGCGGCGCGAACGTCCTGCTCAACGCGCTGGGGCAGCTGTTCCGCGACGGCCTGAACAACATCCTCGCCATCGTGAGCGGCACCGACCCCGGCGTGGCGATATATGACGGCGAGGGCAACAGCGCCGACAACATCATGGCCCTGTTCTCCAAGGCGCTCGTCCGCATCGGCGGGCGGCTGCTGGGGACAGGGACAAGCACGGCCAGCGTGCAGTTCTTCCAGTCCGACGCATCGCAGACCGACATCAAGGCGACCCACGTCGTTGGAAGCACCGACTACCCGACCGGGCCTGACGACGTCTACGGCATCGAGCACAACGTGCGCATCACGACCACGACCGACGGCTCGGAGTTGCCGCAGCTCGCAGGGGTCAGCGGCTGGGCGCAGCTCGACATGAGCGCCGAGGTCAACCCCGATTACTGGGCGGGCAGCGCCATTCTCCGCGCAAGGGTCGGGGATGATGACGAGTTCGGGGACGGCACACCGCAGCTGGGCGTCATCCGGCAGGTCGCGGCTAACGGCCTCGAGGACGCCGAGATATACATGGCAGCGCCAACGCTCGCGCTCCACGACAACGCGCAGTACAAGACGGGCCGCGTTTCCATGGAGCAGGCCATCATCGCCCTGCAACAGCCATACGCCATGTTCACGGGTTCGAGCGGCACTACCACCGCATCGTCTGGCGGCTGGCGCATCACGTGGTTCAACACCGTCTACAGCCACAGCGCGAATTGGTCCGACTACTTCTCGTTCTCGAACGGCGTGATAACGGCGAAGCGCAACATCCAGCTAGAGATTAGCGGCTGCATAAACTGGACCGATTCGATTGCTGGCAACCGTGGCTTCGGCGTGTTCGTCAACTCGTCCACCGTGAGCAGCGGCAGCGAGTACAGCGCGTTCCAATACTTCCCGAACACGGTCAACACTCGTAAGTCAGTTTGGTTGACGGGACTGGTCCTCTCGCTGGACGCTGGCGTGCAATGCGCGGTCGGGCGATTCGAGCAAACCAAAGCGGTCTACGTCAACGGCGCGAACTTCTCGCGCGTCGAGTTGAAGGTTCTGGGAACGTACTAAGGGGGAAACATGGCATTCCTGACCATCGAATTGAAGACCAACACCGAAGGCGGCACCGCCGCCGAGGTGCTCTACAGCGGCAAGGACATCCGCGTTGCCGAGCAGCACTACCACAACGCGCTGGCTGATGCGGCGACCAGCGGGAGACCGCACCATGCGTGCGTGATTCTCGACAGCGACGGGAACATGGTCGCGCAATACGGCTACGCGAACGAGGTGACCGAGTGATGTACCGCGACCCCATCTGGCCCGACGTTCTGGTCATCGTGGACGTCATAGGCGGCGTGCTGCTCGTCGCGTGGCTCGTCGCGCTGGCGGTGGTCGCATGACTGGGCCGTTCAGTCAAGCAGACCACGACGTGGCCGTCGAGGACGGCACGCGCGGCATCGTCCTCGGCATCGGCATCGTCATCGGCGTCGCGTTAATCATCATCTTCGGATAGGAGCCCACCATGCCTGTACTCGAACCCTTCATCGAGCCTTTGCGTGGCACCGCCGCGCAGACGCTCATCATCGCGCTGCTCATGCTGTCCCTCTTGGACGTGCTCATGGGCAGCGCCAACGCGATGTTCGTGCAGCACGACTTCAGCTCGCACAAGTTCCGCGAGGGCCTCATCCGCAAGCTGAGCAACCTCGGCCTCATGTGCGTGGCTGACATCATCGACGCCATGCTGCTGTCCGGCATCGACCTCGGCTATCAGCCCATCTTCATCGCGGTGGGCGTATCGCTGGCGCTCATGGAGGTGTGGTCGCTGCTCGAAATCTACGCCGAGATGCACCCCGAAATCAGCGACACCGACTGGTACAAGATGTTGCTGCGCTCGAAGGAGGGGCTGCACGATGCCTAGAGTTGTCGTTGAGATCGCGGGGCTCGACCGCGACTGTTCGAGCGCAATCCTCACGTGCCTGTCTGCCTGTGGGCTGCTACCTGCGTCCACCCACATGTGGACCGGCAACGAGCGCGAGCTGTTGAAGGAGTGCGGCTACGTCCAGGTCAACCTGCGGAACCTCAAGCGCGGGGACATTCTCTGGAAGACCGGACATACCGAGATGTACTTGGGCAACGGGCTACAGGGCGGCGCGAGGATTGACGAGAACGGCGGCACGCACGGCTACACCCCAGGTGACCAGACCGGCAACGAGATAGGCCGCAGCGCGTTCGACCAGTCATATTGGAAATGGGAGAGCGCGTGGCGGTACTTCGGCACGCGCACGGTGGGCGGCATCCCCGTCGAGGAAGCCACGGCGCAGGTCATGGACCATCTCATCGACCATAACGCACACGGCTACTCGCAGGACAACAGGGATGGCGGCGGTACCGAGCGCATCACGCTCTCGTGGGAGGGCGAGCCGATGCCCAAGCCGATGCTCGACGTGGACGGCTGGCTGGGCCACGACACCATCTGGGGCTGGCAGGAGGCCATGCACACCCCGCTCGACGGCGAGATTTGGGGACAGTGGTTGCCCAACACGAAGTACTACCCAGCCATCACCTGCAAGGTGCTTTACGACTACGGTAGCGGCTCGTCGCTCATCCGCGCCGTGCAGAAGCGGCTCGGCATCACGCCCGATGGTGTCATCGGCTACATCTTCGTCGGCAAGTTGCAGGAGAGGTTGAAGAAGTGGGGATACGACATCGGGGACGTGGACAATCTTCTGGGCCGCAAGACCGGTCGAGGCGTCCAGCAATCGCTAAACGACGGCAGATGGTGAGCGGGCTGGTGCGGCACGATGAGGAACGCGAGCGGCGCACCATGCTCGACGTCCTCGCATTCGTCGCACGGTTCGCGTGGCCGTTCCTCATCGGCTACTTCCTCGGCATGCTCGCACCATGACGGCACCGTGGCGCGTGCGGGTTCCCGACCTTCTTTCCTGCCATCGGCGGCACCACGGGCGCAGCCAACCGCCCAGTCGCTGACGCCACGAGCGCAACGCGCTCCCCTGCCCGGCGGTGGGGGAGCGTCACCACCATGCCCCCGCTCCGGCGGGGGCTTTTTTTGTCCCCCAAGAATCCCCTAAGTGGCGGCAAGCCGACCTGTGACTTATCGGGAATGCCCAGTTAGAAGGGGTTGCAGGGTGTTACAAGGTACTGCTAACATGAATACATGGAGGAATGACGCAGGCCGTCTACCTGCGAAAACGTTGGAAACGTCCCCCAGAATCCCCTAAGCGTCCCACTTCCTGTAACCGGCGAGCAGCGTCCTTGCAACCTGCTCGTCGGTTGCCGAGTCGTAGTGCTTGGCCGTCACGCCGCCCATCGAGAGCGGCACGTGGCCCATCAGTCGCTCGATAACGTGGCTCTCCAAGCACAAGTCCCACCGCCACCACGTCTCGCAGGACGCCCGTAACTGCTTCATGGGGTTGTCGGGGTTCAGGTCGCGCCACGTGCTCCATAGCGTGCTGTATGGACACCACTTCCCTGCACCATCGTCGGTGAGCCAGGTGCGACCGTCACGCGCGAGCTCCCACAACCTCGCTGCCGCTGACCCCACCACCATGCAGGTGCGTATGGATTGGTCGTTCTTTGCGTAGTCAACGAGCCCTGCGGAGCCGTTCTTCACTTGCCCCCGAATCGGGGCGCAGAAGACCTCGCCAATCATCGAGCACTCGTCAGCGACCACCGCCAGCGACTCGCCCACGCGGGCGGCTCCGAACGCTTGCAGTAGGTACGCCGGCTCCCACCACTCGCCGCGCGGCCACATCTCGCAAAGCTGGTCGTATGTCCAGACGTACTTGGGTCGATGCTCGACCTTGGGCATGACCAACTTGACCGAGAGCGGGTTCGCCACGATCCACCCGTGCAGAACCGACACGTCCATAATCTCGCGCAGTACCGAGACGGCGCGGCGGGCCGTGGACGGCGCGGTGTCAGTCTCCATGAGCCATTGCTGAACCTCAAGCGCGGTGATGGAATCGACCTCGCGCTCCTTCCATGGGAGCGCTGAGTAGGCCATGAGCCGCTTGTCCCTCGTCTGCGGCTTCACGTCCTTGCCCTCGCAGAACTCCCGCCAAACGACGCTCACGGACGGCACAGGTGCATCGTCGGAGTGCAGCACCCGCAACTCTGCCAGCGCATGCTCTGCGGTGCGACGTGTGCCGTGGTGCGTCTTGGACATGCGGCGGTACTCGCCCGTCCTCTTGTCCTTGCCCCACCAGCGCAGCTCCCAGCGGTCACCGGAGATGTGGCGCACGCTGCCCCATGACGAGCGCATGGCTAGTCATCCTCGAAGGTTCGCTCCACGGCCCGAAACTCGTCAAGCGTCACGCCCAATGCGTCTATCATCTTGCAAGCGCGGTCGAACGGGACCGACTTGATGTATCCGCTGAGGACGCTATTGATGTAGCTTTTCGACTCGCCACATGCGTTTACGACATCGACTTGTCGTAGTCCCTTATCGGCCATAATCGAGCGCATGGCTTTTGCGAAGGCGGTCATCTTGGCTCCTATCCGTGGGCCGTAGTTAAGCAGGATTCTACCCTAGACATAAAGAAACTCTCCGTATCCCGAACTTTTTCGTTGACAAGTCCGGCATGCCGAACTAGACTCGTGATTGTCGAGTACGGCATCCCGAACTTTGTCACAGGAGGTGAATGACAGATGGATCGCATCAACGAGCTCGTCGGCGCGTGGCTGCTCAAGAAGGAGAACACCAAGGAGTCTTTGGCTGAGGCGGCTGGGATTTCCATCCCAGCGCTGAATGACCGACTGTGCGGCACGTCCGTATGGAAGTGGCCCGAGGTCTGTCGCGTCGCCGACTTCCTCAATCGTCCCATCTCGGACTTCCGATAGGGACGGCTCGACCTTCGCTTTTGAGTGACAGCACCGTAAGGGAGTGCATGCCCTGCCGTGCGCGGAACTCTGGTAATGGGTCCGAAAAACGCGCCCGAAATCTCGTGGACCACTTCGGAGAGTGTTGAGTGGCACGAGGTCATTTCTTTATTTGCATCTACGTGTGGGAGGTACGGCATGACACCGGCAATCGAGCCACGTCTGACCGTGGCAGAGGTAGCCGCGCTCACGCACAGGAGCGAGGACTATATCCGCTCCGAGATGCGGGAAGGTCGCTTGAAGTCGTACCTCCCGCACGGCAGGAAGCGCGGGCGGCTAGTTCGCATGGACTGGCTGCGCGAGTGGGAAGAGAAAGCAAGCGACCGCCACTAGGACGGTCGCATGAGATTTGAGCGCGGCGGCCAGCGCTCGACAAGGAGTATAGCACATGGATGGATGGGGGAGCACGGGACTCACGAACGGCCTGTTCGGGTTCATGCTCGGGCTGTCGCTCGGCGGTCTGCTCGTGCTTGCGGCTTTCGCGGTGATGCTATGAGCGTTGACGAGGCGATAGCGCGGTGCGGCGACCACTTCTGCCGCGTGAGGACGGAGCGGGGCGTCAAGAGCGTCTGGCATCACAGACCGGACGGATATGCCTGCTACGTCTGCCGTTACGAGAACAAGAGGAACGCGCTGGCTATCTGGCGCGGATATCTGGCCCAAAAGGGCATCGACGGGAAGGTGATTGAGTTATGAGCGAAGAGCTCGGCATGGTCCTTGCGTCGGAGTTGCAGCGTCCCAGCGTCGCGGACGCTCTGCCCAGCGACTTCAACAGGGCGCGGTTCGTCCAGAACACGGTGGCCCTCGTGGCTGACAACGAGCAGCTTTCGAGGATGCCGCAGCAGAAGTTGGTACCGGCGCTTCTCAAGGGTGCGTACCTGGGACTCGACTTCTTCAACAGGGAGTGCTACGCCGTCCCCTACGGGCAGACGGTGCAGTTCACGCCGTCCTACACTGGCATGGTGAAGCTGGCGAAGAAGTTCTCCAAGCGGCCCCTGACCGACATCTACGGCCACGTGGTTCGCGAGGGTGACGAGTTCGAGACGTGGATGGAGGACGGGCAGGAGAGGATCGTCTTCAAGCCCAAGCCCTTCAACGACGGCGCGATAACCGGAGCGTTCGCGGTGGCGCAGTTTGCGGACGGCGGCATCAAGGTCGAGACGATGAGCAAGACCCAGCTGGATGCCGTCAAGCGCATGAGCAAGGCGCAGAGCGGCACGGCTTGGAAGTTCTTCCCCGAGGAGATGTACAAGAAGTCGGTCATCCGCCGTCTCTGCAAGGGCATTGACCTCGACATGGAGAACGTCGAGCAGGCGCGAATCATGCAGGCAGAGGACGCGCCGCAGGAAGTTGAGGAGGTCGAAGTTGACAACCCCTTCGTTGAATAGCCCCGAGGACTATTACGGCACGGACGCCAACATGCGCTACATGAGCGCGTCGCAGCTTAAGAACTTCCTCGGCACCCCAGGTATCGCCGCATGCGAGGAGCGTGCGGTCATGGAGGCGCAGGGACTCTGGCAGCGGCCATCGAACAAGGCACTCACCATGGGCAGCTACGTGGACGTGATGCTGACTGGCACCGACACCGAGCAGGACGAGTTCCGAGAGTCCCATCCCGAGATGTATTCCTCTCGCGGCCCCACCAAGGGGCAGCTAAAGGTCGAGTTCAAGGCCGTGAACGACATGGTTGAACGGGCTCACGAGGACGCGAAGAACGGCGGCATCTTCATGAGGTCGCTCCAAGGAGAGAAGCAGCGCGTCGTGACGGGTACCATCCACGGCCACGAGTTCAAAGGCCGTCTGGACGTTCTCGGAGACGGCTTCATCACGGACCTCAAGACGGTCGAGAGCATCGAGCGTCGCTACTTCAACGAAGGCTGGTGGGACTTCATCAGCTGGTGGGGCTACGACCTGCAAGGTGCGATTTATCAGGAGTTGGTCTACCAGACCACGGGCAACAAGCTGCCGTTCTACATCGCCGCAATCTCGAAGCAGACCCCCTGCGACCTGGACTTGATTCAGGTGCCGCAGGACAGGCTTGACGAGGCGATGGCACGGGTCACGCCCGACGCGCTTGACAGGATTGCCGCGCTCAAGAACGGCGAGGAGAAGCCAGAAAGGTGCGGCCATTGCGAGTGGTGCCGCATGACGAAGGTAATCAGGAAGCCACGGATTTTGGAGGTAGTGTAATGGCAGAGGAGATGCTTGAGCTCGGGCAAACCATCAAGGACGAACCCTCGTTCATGGCACCGGACGGTGACTATAGCTTCATGGTCAAGGGCTGGGACGTGTCGATGTACCAGCCGCGCGACGAGAACAGCAAGATTCCCGCGTGCAGGCAGGTGGACGTGACCCTGCTCATCCCCTACAAGGACGAGATGGGCAACCCTGTCTGGGGTACCAAGGTCGAGCACTTCAAGCTGCTGGCCCGTCTCAAGTTCGTTATCACCAACTTCTTCGTCGCGTGCGGCATCGGCAAGCACGGTGACGAGTTCAAGCTGGATTTCGACCAATGTGTTGGCAAGACCGGAACCTGCAAGATTGTCCAGCAGGTCGGCGGCAATGGCAATCTCTACTCGCGCATCGAGGATTTCTATTCGCCCGACGTGGCCCCGCAGGTGCGCGTGAACGACGGCATGCCGTTCGTGAAGCCCGACACCCCGAACTATGGGTACGGCTACTAGGACGCTGCGCCCCTACCAGCAACAGGCTATAGACTCCGTGCGCGACCACTGGAGAGAGTGGAATCGCGAACTGCTCGTGATGGCTACGGGTACGGGAAAGACCTACACGGCCAAGTGCATCATCGAGGACCGACTGAAATACGGGTCGGTCCTCTTCATGGCACACCGTGACGAGCTCATTGAGCAGGCGCGATCCACCTTCGGTGACGCTGGCAAGGTCAAGGGCTCCGAAACTGACATTCGACCCATCACCGTTGGTTCGGTGCAGACCCTCGTGAACCGCACCGCATACGACGGCTTCGAGACGCTAGTGATTGACGAGGCCCACCACGCCGTCTCCGACTCCTACCAGAAGGTTCTCGCGCAGTACCCCAATGCGAAGGTGCTGGGGCTGACGGCAACGCCAGACCGTAAGGGTCTGGGCAACGTATTCGAGGGCATCGCCTACGAGTACGGCCTAAGAGACGCCGTTCGCGACGGCTACCTGTCACCAATCGTGGCACGCACCATCCCTATCGACATCGACCTCACCCAGGTCAAGACGCGCGTTGGTGACTTCGAGTTGGGCGGTCTTGTCGAGGCGCTTGAGCCATACCTGCCCGAGATTGCCAAGTCCATGTGCGAGTATGCACGGGATCGCAAGACCGTGGTGTTCCTGCCGCTGGTGAGGATGGCGCAGGAGTTCGCCGAGATGCTGCGTGACTACGGCTTCGACGCGCAGGAGGTAAACGGCCAGTCACCGGACCGCAAAGAGAAGCTGGAATGGTTCGCACAGGCTGGCAAGGGCGCGGTCATGTGCAACGCGATGTTGCTCACCGAAGGCTGGGACTGTCCAGACGTTGATTGCGTGGTTGTGCTGCGGCCCACCAAGGTGCGGAGTCTCTACAGCCAGATGGTCGGGCGCGGCACACGTCTGGCACCCAACAAGGACAACTGCCTGATTCTGGACTTCCTCTGGCTTGCGACCAAGCACGACCTCTGCCGCCCAGCGTCGCTCATCACCGAGAATGACGAGGATGCACAGAAGGTCGCCGAGATGGTGGTGCAGGACGAGCTCGACCTGTTCGACGCGCTCACGGATGCCGAGGAGCAGCGTAGGAACGCCCTAGCCGACGCAATCCGCAGGAACGCCAAGAAGAAGGCGCGTCTGGTTGACCCGCTGACGTTCTTCGTTGACGTGAACGAACAGGCGCTCATGGACTACACGCCCGAGTTCCCATGGGAGTTGGAGCCCGCAACCGAGAAGCAGATAAAGCTGATAAAGGACGCTGGCGTTGACACAGAGGGCATGTGCAAGGGTCAGGCGAGCAAGGTTCTGGACGCGATTTTCAAGCGCAGGGAGTCTGGTCTTGCCACGCCTAAGCAAATGCGGATGCTTGAGCGTAAGGGCTTCCAGAACGTCGGAGCGTGGACGTTCGAGCAAGCGTCTCAGATGATGGGAAGGTTGGCGCAGAACAAATGGCGAGTCCCAAGGGGAGTCAACCCCAAGACATTCATACCAGCGTAGATCGCTTCTGCGCTGGCGCGAGCGAACCGAAGAACGGCCTAGAGGAGCGGCTTGACATGCTCGTGGCACAGTTGGCGGTCATCGCGCATGAGTTGCATAGGATGAACGATGAGCGACCTCACAGAGAAACTTAGGTACATCCCATCGGATGACTACGACACCTGGCTCACGGTCGGCATGGCGCTCAAGCACGAGGGTTACGGCTGGGAGGTCTGGGACGAGTGGAGCCGTTCGTCACCCAAGTACCAAGAGGGTGTCTGCGAGAGGAAGTGGCGCAGCTTCAACGAGCTCAACGCTGGTGAGCCAGCGACGGGCGGCACCATTGACCATCTCGCGCGTCTCAACGGGTGGACGGACGATTACGGCGAGGAACTAGTCCTCGGCCAGCTGATTCGAGACGTTGCACCGACGCGCGATTACGTCTTCGTGGACAAGTCCGAGGAGCGCGAGAACCTGCCGGCGTTCGATGCAGACAAGTACGACCCACGCGCGGATGCCATAGCCTATCTTGAGGGCATGTTCGAGCCAGAGGACGTTATCGGCTTCAACGGCGAGTTCGCCCGCAAGGACGATAGGCTCATCCCCACGGTCAATGCCCACAGCTTCACGGCTTCATGGCTCATCGAGACGATCCGCAAGGGGCCGATGAAGAAGGCTGGCGGCGTAGACCCGGCTGAGCAGGCGGTGCGCGAGGCGTTCGGAGTCATCGGTGACGATGGGTGCTACGTCAGAATCAACCCGCTCGACGGCCACGGCGACGGCAACGGCAACGTCACGCGCTTCGCCAACGCGATAATCGAGTCCGACGAGGATGACATCGAGACGCAGTACGCCATCTACCGCAAGCTGGAACTGCCGATACGCTTCCTCGTACACAGCGGCCACCACTCGCTTCACGCGATAGTCAAGGTGGACGCGCTCAACATCACCGAGTACCGAGAGCGCGTGGCGTTCCTCTACGCCTTCTGCGCCAAGAACGGCCTGCGCGTGGACGAGGCAAACAAGAACCCGTCCCGTTACAGCAGAATGCCAGGTGTCAGGCGAGACGGCCAATGGCAGCGCATAGTAGAGCGCGACGTGGGCAAGAGGTCGTGGGACGAGTGGCGCGAGTGGGTCGAGGAAACAAACGACACCCTGCCGGCAGAGGAGCCCTTGGGGGATTTGGACGATTTGCCAGACCTCGCACCGGAGCTTATCGGTGGTCTTCTGCGAATGGGACACAAGATGCTCATCGCCGCGCCGTCAAAGGCTGGCAAGAGCTTCCTGTTGCAGGAGTTGGCTGTCTGCATCGCGGAAGGGAAGCCGTGGCTTGGGCATCCGGTCATGCAGGGCAAGGTTCTCTACGTCAACCTAGAGTTGGACGCGATAAGCTGCAAGCACCGATTCCGCGACATATATGGCGCGATGGGGTGCGGTGGACACGAGAACGACGTGCTGGTACTCAACCTACGCGGGCGCTCGGTGCCGCTCGACCGACTCGCTCCTACGCTCATTAGGCGCTACAGGGACCGTGGCCTCAAGGCCATGATTATCGACCCCATTTACAAGGTCATCACGGGTGACGAGAACGCGGCGAGCGACATGGCGCTGTTCTGCAACCTGTTCGACTCCATCGCCACCGAATGCGGCTGTGCGATGGTCTACAGCCACCACTTCTCGAAGGGCGCTTCGTCCAAGTACTCAAACGCGGCTGACAGGGCGAGTGGCAGCGGCGTGTTCGCACGCGACCCCGACGCGATCCTGTCAATGAGCGAGCTTCCCACGGACGATGGCAAGGTCGCGACGTACCGGGAGGTTCGACCTGGCAGCGGCACCCCGACTGGCTGGCGCATATCGGCCACCCTGCGAGAGTTCCCCACACCACCGGAGACGGACATCTGGTTTGACTGGCCGCTCCACGTACCCGACGAGGGGCGAGTCCTCGCGTCTGTGAGTGACAGGGGCGAGCAGGGAGTCGGCAAGGGGCAGCACAAGAAGGCGCTCGGTGCCAAGGAACTGCTTGACCAGTACGAGATGGAGTGCGTGGCGAGCGGTGACACGGCGATTGCCAAGGATGTTCTCATGGGAGTCCTCGAATGCAGCGAGTCCAAGCTGAACTCGCTCGTGCGCGAGGCGGCGGGGCTCATGGTCGCGACGGCCCGCATTGACGAGCTCAACGTCGTTCCGGTCGTGCTGCCCTCAGATGCCGAGTCGTTCACCTTCGAGGGGCGCGAGTACGTCCCCGAAAGGAGCCGTGCGGGCAAGGTAATCAAGTCCCGCCAATGGCATCCCCGAGGTTCGCAGACACACCATCAGATATGAGATACGAAACCCCCTAATAGGGGGATATCTCATACCTCATATCTGACTACCAATCCAGCAGACGGACGGGAGGGGAGGGGAGGGGCTTTATGCCCCCCTCCCCCTACCCTGTCCTGTCTGCGGATAGGAATTGGGGGTTTTGTACTTGACTGAAAAATCTGAACGATGGGAGCAGCGGCAGGTGGTCCAGTGGGCTAGGCAGTTTCCATGGGGGCGGCTGCTCTTCCACGTCCCGAACGAGGGACACCACCATGACACCGACATGGGCGTGAGAAGTGGCGTGCCAGACCTGGTGCTGCCAGTCCCGATGGGACGCTTTCACGGCCTGTTCATCGAGATGAAGCGCGAGGACGGCGGGAAGCTGTCCCACAACCAGAAACTCTGGCTCCATTGGCTGATGGCGATGGGATACCGCGCCGAGTGCTGCCACGGCTGGAAGGCCGCGAGGGACGTGCTGGTTGACTACATGGGGATGGAGGTTGAACCCGATGATTCAGTTCGGTGACTGGCGCTTGGCACCATACGACGAGCGCAACTGGGCCTTGGAGCACAGGGAGGTAGTTCAGGACAACCCGCGCCTCAAGGACAAGTCCCGCATCGGGAAACTTGAGTGGAAGCGCACGGGCAACTACTTCCAGTCGCTCGATGGCGCTCTGAGGTTCGTAGTTGACCGTGAGCTTCGTGAGCGCCACGCCAAGCGCGGCTACGTGAAGAAGCTCAACGAGGCGATAGCCGAGATTGAGAGCATCTACGCGGAGTACGCGGCGAGCATCAAGAAACATGGCTTCTGACGTGAATAACCGTCGTTTGAGACGAGATTGAGAGGGTTGTGGCAGTGGGTATCGCAATCGGCAGGACGGAGCTCGAAACGCTCCGAAAGGCACGCAGGGTGTTGTGGGATCACATCGACAGAATCGAGCGGTCGTTCGACCCCAAGCGTCCAGAGAAGTACGACTCGGAATCTCATGACTACGTTGAAAGGCTCGCCTGCGACTTGGACGAGCTCATTGACCAGATGGAGCGGTAGATGGCTATCAGGCAGGTGCGCGAGGTTCCCGCTCCGAAGTACAGGCCGCAGGAATCGTTCGTGGCGAAAGACGTGCGCGAGTTCCTGCGGCTGGGATATGACGCTGCGGTGTTCGAGTACCCGGGACGCGACGCGAAGAGCATCCGCGCTGCGCTCGCTTCCTACATCAAGAAGAACCCCAAGACGTGCTCGAAGCTGGCCGTCTGCGTGCGCGGCGGCGATGACGGCACGTGCTACCTATACAGGAGGGACGCATGAGGACCGAGGCAGAGTTCCAGAGGGTCTGCAAGGATCGCGACGAGTGGCGTGAGCGGGCCGAGGAGATGGCAGAGCGGCTGGACGAGCGTTACAGGGCCGGGTTCGATGACGGTTGGGGCAAGGCTGCGGTGGCGGCAATCAACTCGATGCCCTATCCGCTCGATGCTGACGGAGAGCCAATCAGGATTGGGGACGTGCTGGAAGGTGACTACAGCTTCCTGCCGGCGAAGGTCGTTGGCTATCACGAGTGCTGCGGGGACGTTCTGCCCATCGTGGAGAACGGCGGCGAGTGGCAGGTTACGTGCGAAAGGGTCCTTCACCACTGCGAAGAGGACGTTGAGGACGTTCTGCGCGAGATGCTTGACGAGCATCACAGGTGGTTCGACGGCGAGGGTGAGCGCACCATCGGCGAGATGGTCGCTGACTACGCTGGCCGTCTGCGGCTCAGGGAGGACTAGATGGAGAGTATCGACAAGCTACGGGAGTATGTCGAGAACGTGTCGCGCATGAGCATTAGCCTCATGGCCCGCGCCACCCTGTTGGGAATGGTTCGCGACATCGAGTGCGAGGTCGCGGACATGGTGTCCCTGCCCGTGGACGCAGACGGCGTGCCAATCCACGCGAGGGACATGCTCGACGGCTACGGCAAGACCATCGAGGTCGTGGAGATGCGCTACGGGCGCAGCGGATGGGTGCTCATCAGCGGGCCAGGCAACGCCTACGCTGACTGCGCAGCGTTCACCCACCACCACGCACCGACCGTCGAGGACGTGCTGGCGGAGATGGTCGCAAAGGTAATCGTGCGCGGCGAGCTGACCAACGGCGCAGCGCAGACCATCGCCGAGTTCGCCGCCAAGCTGCGGCTGGCAGAAGGGGAGGACGCATGAGCGACTTCACCGTGCTGCGCTCACTCGACGGTTACTGCCTTGTGTTGGACAAGAAGCGGATAGCGGGTGGCAAGCCCGACTACCGTGGCGAGAACGTTCTGGTGGACTGGACCACCGAGGTCGTGTATGGCCCAGTCGATGACCTCGCCGCCGAGAACGCCAAGCTGCGGGAGCTGGTAAGTGCCATGCCATATTGCATGACCGCAAGGTGCCTAGAGTGCCCTTTCTGCTCGAAGTTCGACCCGTCAATAGGTGGTGCGCCAGAATGCATGGCCGGCGCGAAACTACACGAGCTGGGAGTGGAGGTGGGCTGATGGCTACCTGCTACAGCATCCCGAAGGAGGAGTACCGTGCGCTGGTGGCCGAGCGCGACAAGCTGCGGGAGCTTGCGCATTTGGTCGCCGAGTACACGTCGGAAGACCAATGCGAGGGTTGCGTGACCAAGCGTGCGTGCAATGCTGGCGAGCTGGACATGTGTTGGATTCGCAAGGCAATTCTCGAAAAACTGCGCGAGTTTGGAATCGAGGTGGACGCATGAGTCGTACCGGACTAAGACCAGCCGACATCGCCGAGAACTTCCGCGACAGATGTGGGGACGGCAGCGTGGAGTGGGTCTACACGCCAACGCAGACGTGGGTGCTGCTCGATGCCGCCGACATGCTGGACGAGAACGACAAGCTGGTCATGAAGCTCAACGCCGAGCACATCGTCCGGCAGAACCTCGCCGCCCAGAGCGCAAGGCAACGCGAATGGGTCCGAGAGGCCGTGCGGTTCATGGGCTGCGTGACCGAGTGCGACGCGGGCGGGTGGGCCGTTTGGATGGACGAGCTGGTGAAAAAGGCGCGAGAGTTTGGGGTGGACGCATGACTGAGTACGTGACCGTATGGCGCGACCACGAGCCGACCAAGCTGCACTGGGGCGTCCCCGTGGTGCGGTGCAGGGATTGCAAGCACTACACCGATGACGAGATGGAGTACTACCACTACTGCGGCTCTTGGTGCGAACAGGTAACGCCCGACGGCTTCTGCGCGTGGGGAGAACGGAGGGACGCATGAGCGCGACCGACGAGCTGCGCCGCCTGCTTGACGAGCGCGGGGTGGAGTGGCGCAAGACCCCGCACTATTCCAGCGAGTCACAGGACAACGAGACGATATTCGAGGGCAACGAAATCGAGTGGTACGCGAACGACCATCTGAACGGACGTCTTGGGTTGCGTGCACTCAGGTACGAGGTCACCCCCGCACAGGCCATAGACGCGACGCTGGGGCGGGGGACGTGCCACGACCTAGCCGAAACGCCAGACTACCGCTACAAGACGCAATTCGAGTGCAGCGAGTGCGGCTATGAGTACAGCTCGGTAGGCGGCTTCGGTTGCGACTATGGGGACGAGCCGGACTTCCGCTACTGCCCCAACTGCGGACGCCGTGTGATTGGGGACGTAGATGCAAATTGACGAGCGAGAGTTCGTTGTCCTCTGCGAAAGGACCACGAACAACTACTACTGGCCCGTGCCGTCCTACGTCGATCCAGAGCGCGAGACAACCACCGAGGTTGTCAGGTGCCGCGATTGCGAGCACTCCTATATCCACGACATGACGGCCATGTACCCGGACGGCAGCAGGAACGCCCGGTACTGCGGGCGGTGGTCGTACCTCATGCAGATGGTCGATGATTCCGACTTCTGCTCGTTCGGGGACAGGAGGGAAGACGAGTGAACCTAGAGATAAACCCCTTTCGCATGGGGACGGACAAGGAAGCGGCGCTAAAGCCGCTCGAAGAGGCGGCAGAAATCTTTGGTGCCTACCAATCGGTCGAGCGATGGAGCGACACGCGCTTCTTCGGCGGCGCGGCACCGTCATCTGCCATGGGTCAGCTGGCCTATGAGATCGCCGATTGCATTACGGCTTGTGTCAACCTGGCTGACCGCTATGGCATCGACCTACAGGCGGCGCTCGATGCCGTCGAGAAACACAACAGGGAGCGGGGGCGCTATGGCGCTTTGGACTGATGAAGAGATATCCCTGCTGAGGACGTATTACGAAGACCACGGCGCGTACTGGTACGACTGGGCCGACATCCTGCCGTCACGACCAAGCGGCTCCATCTACTACAAGGCCAAGGAGCTTGGGCTGTGCTACAAAAAACGGTGGCAGCACGTGGTAGACCAGAGCGTTCACGTCTGCGGGGAGTGCATGCACTACAGGAAAGACGGCAATGGTCACGGCAGGTGCTACGAGAAACATGCGATAGGTCTGTTCAAGGGTGCTCCCAAGGTCTTGGACGTGTTCGACGCAAGTTTGTGTGACCATCGTTGCAGGAAGGCACCAAATGAACGCGCTTGAGTTCTTTGAGGCGTTCCGTGGCCCTACGGGCATCTGCGGCAAGCTGGCAGAGTGCGCGGTCGAGATTGCCGATGGGACGCTCCCGGCATCTGGCGGCGGCAACTCCGGCGTGCGCACGTCGAACATTTCAGACCCCACCATGAGGGCGGCGCTGACGGGCATGGCGAGAGCGGAGTCACTGGCTAGGCGCTACGACGAGTTGGCTGCTCAGGTCGCACGTGCGGGAGAGATAGCGCACGCGGTTCGCCACGGGCAGGTTCTCGATGACTACTACCTGGTCGAGGACGGCAACAAGGTCACGTGGTCGTTGCTGGCAGACGAGTACGGCCAGACCGCGAGGACGCTCATGCGTTGGCGCGACGCCGCGTGCGACGAGATAGACAGGAGGGGACTCCTATGGCGGTAGCCGTGGACAAAGAGATGGAACGCGACCTGCGGGAAGTGTTCGAGAGGTTGTACGACGGGCCAGAGGAAGACTTCTGGCCCTTGGTTTATTGGTGGCTAGAGGACGGCAGGTGGCCGTACTTCGATAGGTGGTTGGAACATGAGATACATCAGCGTCTTTAGCGGCATAGAGGCCGCGTCGGTCGCATGGGGGCAGCTTGGGTGGGAGCCCGTGGCGTTTTCCGAGATCGACGCATTTCCCAGCGCCGTCCTTGCCAAGAGGTTCCCCAACGTCCCCAACCTCGGGGATATTACCAAAGTGGATTGGAGTCCGTATCGTGGAACAGTTGATGTTGTGGTCGGAGGAAGCCCTTGCCAAAGCTTCTCCGTCGCCGGCAAGCGAGAGGGGCTTGCAGGGGCAAGCGGACTCATGTGGGAGTACATTCGATGCGTTCAAGAGGTCATGCCTGGCTGGTTCGTCTGGGAAAACGTACCGGGGGCTCTTACCGTCGAGCGAGGACGTGCTTTCGCCCAGCTTCTCGATTCATTGGATGAGCTCGGGTACGGTCTGGCGTGGCGAATACTGGACGCGCAGTTTGTGCGAGTACCCGGCAGGGGGGGGTGGATCGGCCCCGTCGCTCAACGACGCAGGCGTGTCTTTCTTGTCGGACACCTTGGAGACATGCGTGCCTGCGAGGTTCTGTTTGAGCCCGAAAGCTTGCGCTGGGATAATCCGTCGAGCCGAGAGAAGAGGAAAGCCCTTGCCCGAGCCGCTGGGAGAGGTACTGCATCTAGTGGCGGCGATGGCGGTTGCCTGATGCCATGGGACGCGCAGGCGAAGAGGGTGTTTGCAGAGGGCGAGGTTGGCCCGTGCCTTAACAGCGGGGCCGACACGAACAACACCCACATTCAGCCCACCGTGCTGCAAAGCGCCGGCTTCAAGTTCCATCAGGGCAGCGGTGCGGGGAACATCGGCTTCGAGGACGAGCAATCACCGACACTCACAACAGACTGGCATCAGCCAGCCATCATCACCAATACGGGCGATGACCTGGCGAAGACGCTCACGACCGAATACGACGCTTCGGTAACGATGGATGGCAGAGGGCCAACGATATGCTCTTACGCTGTTCGTACCGCCAACACAGGTGCCAACGGCTGCGGCGTCTTCGAGGAGGTTGCCCACACCGTAGACACGACTGGCCCAGAGGCAACCGCCTATGCGTTCAAGGTTCGCTGCGGTGGCGGCGAGTACGTCAAGTGGGACGGTTCTCGTGGCACGGCTGGCAGGGGTGCGCTCTGCGATGACCAGACGGCCTACACCGTGGCAGCTACGCAAGACCAGTACCTCTGCGTGCAGGAGCCGATGGTGCTTGCGACCCTGCAAGCGCACACAGAAATCGGCGTGGGGGGGGTATGCCCGACGATAACGGCGCATGCGAAGAAGGAGCCCCTGACGCTCGTGATGGAAGTGCGGGAGGAGCAGGAGAGTGACGGTTGATTGCGATTGTGACGGTGATGCCGAGTGACTGTTGATTGCAGGGCGTTCGTGCAGAACCAGCGGGACGAGCTGCGCTACTTCGGTGGTGACGGACAGAGCGTCGGAGCCCTGCCCGCATAACCTGGGCTCAAGCAGCAGACGTTCGTGATGACGAGGGGGGATTCGGTGAGTAGCTACGGCTGCAATCTTCGGGCCGGCACACAGGAGCCAGAGTGCTCGCAGACCATCCAGAGCAAGGTCAACAGCCTGAACAGCACCAACCGGGTATTGACGGAGGACACGGCTGATGCGCATGCGGTCACGATCCACGACGACACGCGATGGGTGGTGCGACGGCTCACGCCGCGAGAGTGCGAGAGGTTGCAGGGTTTCCCTGACGATTGGACCGACATCCCTTGGAAGGGCAAGGAGCACGCACCGGACGGGGTTCGCTACAAGGCGATAGGAAACTCGATGGCGGTTCCCGTGATGCTCTGGCTTGGGAAGAGGATACAGGAGGTCGAAGACGGTGGGTGTAATAGCTGACTGGATCGAACGGTACAGGCCGGCGCTTGAGTACGAGGGTTTCGACATCGAGGCCCTCGCTTCTTTTGACGCCGACCTGGAACAAATCAGGCAGGAGTATTACGACCAAGGTTGGTCAGACGGCCACGAGTGCGCGGTTGCCGAGCGCATCCAAGCCTTGCGTGAGCTCGTGGCAGACATCAATGCACCAGAGATAGTCGCGCACGTGGTGCCGTACTACAAAGGCTGGCAAGTCGATGGGGAGTGGCTTGACGCTTGGCACGATGCCGTCGAGAGGGAGTTGAACAGGTTGGAGGGCTCGAATGACGAAGAGGCGTAGGTTGACCGACCGCGAGTGCGAGACGGTGGCAACGCTTCGCAGAAGAGGCATGACCTACGAGGAGATTGCCTACTCGTTGGGCGTGTGTCCAAAGACGGCGCTCAGGCGGTGCCGCGCGGCGCGGGAACGTGGTATGGACTGTCCCGAGGACGTGCGCAGGGTGAGGTCAAAGGCCCCAACGAACGAGAGCTTACAGGCGCTCCTCAACGCTGGTGCCAGCGCAAAGCAGATAGCCGCCGCTGCCGGTGTATCACGGGGGACCGTCTACTACTGGATAAACAGGGCGAGGAGGGAGGTTTCCGCGAGATGCTGACCGACGAGCAGAAAAAGCGGATTCTCAAGCTGTCTGCCGATGGGATGCGGCAGCGCGAGATAGCAGAGGAAGTTGGCACGACACAGGCCACGGTGAGCAGGGTGGTGAGGGCCGCTGCCGCAGAGGAGCCGACCAAGCACAAGACGCTCACCGCAGATGAGCAGAGCGACCTCATGGAGCTCGTTGCTGACGGCTATGAGCTCGCGGCGCTCGCACCGGACTTCGGTTGCGACGAGGAGACGCTTGCCTACTACGTGCGGAAGCACCAGAGGGCAGAGAGCCGCGAGAGGGAGCGCGAGGACAGAATCGTGTGCGGCGACAAGTTCTCGGGGCTTCTGCTCGACCGTGGCAACGGTGACTTCCACGGCACGTTCAAGAACGCCGATGGGACGTTCGAGCACATGGACCTGCACGGCTACACGCGGGAGACGGCCAAGGAGCAGTACGAGCGCTGGCGGCAGGAGATGGGCGAGCGCGACAAGACCTATCAGGCGGTGTTTGAGAAACCCGAGGGCAAGCGCGTCTGGGTGGTTCTGCGAGAGGATGCCAGCTGCGTTGTCCTACAAGACGAGGGCGCGGCATATGACCTCGCGGAGCAGGTCGAGGCGCTATCTGGCGTCAAGATGACTGTGAGGGAGGTATGGGTGTGAGTGTCCTGAGACTAGAGCAGGGCGATTGCGCCGAGGTCATGGCGTCCATGGAGTCAAATTCCGTGGACGCTATCGTTACCGACCCGCCCTATGGCCTTGCGTTCATGGGGGCCGACTGGGACAGCTTCGGCGGTTCGACTGGCAAGGAGTCGGTTGACGAGCGACGCGACAAGATGAACGAGTACCTTGGCGCAAACGCCGTGGTGCCAGCCTTCGCCTCAAGTCACAGCCACATGCCCAAGTTGTCCGAGATGCGTGAGTTCCAGGCGAGGATGACGCCGATATTCGCGGAAGCCCTGCGTGTGGCGAAGCCAGGTGCTCACCTGCTCTGCTTTGGTGGCACGAGGACGTTTCATCGCATGGCATGTGCTATCGAGGAAGCTGGCTGGGAGGTTCGCGATTGCATCATGTGGGTGTACGGCTGTCTTGATGAAGAGACGGAAGTGCTGGTAGACGGTGAGTTTGTGCCGTATAATAAAGCCAAGATAGGGCGTCTCGCATTGGGGTACGACATTGGAACAGGTAATTTCTCTTGGCAACGGATTGAAGATACGTACCTGTACGACTACGACGATACCGCCTACGCAATTCAGTCGGATTCTACAGACCAGCTCGTGTCCCGAAACCATCGCTGCATCGTTGAACGAGGCGGAGTGGAGCAATTCGCTCTCGCAGAACTTGTTGCATTGGAACGCGAAGCGAGCGTACCCGTATTGGAAGGTCTGCACGGTCTGTTCGACCATCTACCCTTGCCTGACGAAAGAGCAGGCGGTGCGCAGCAAGACATGCTCGAAGGAGTGCGCTGCGGAGATTCAGCGGACGCGACCGAGGAAGCACAAGGTTCACGAGCCGAACGTGACGTGTGCTACATGCGGCAAGAGGTTTTACATGCCTCCAGCATGGATACGGAAAGTAAAAGAGCCACATTGCTCAAGAGAGTGCAACGGAAAGGCTCGCGTAATAGCATTGCAGACATACAACATGGAGCACCCAACACCAATGTCCGAAGAGCGGAAGCAGGTGCTCAGGGAGCAAATGACTGGTTCGCAGAACCCAGCATGGAAGGGCGGAGTGACGTACCGCAAGCGCAAGGGCAACTACGTGAGCGTGCGGTACGTGAGGTGCCCAGCAGAATTTCAGTCGATGGCTCGCAAGGACGGGTATGTGATGGAGCATCGCCTTGTGGTGGCACGGGCGATAGGCAGGCCGCTCGCTCGGACGGAAGCTGTTCATCACGTCAATCACGACCCGTTGGACAACAGGCCGGAGAACCTGATGCTGTTCCCGTCGAACGCGGCTCACAAGCTCTACGAGAGCTGTGGGGAGCCAAAGCCACTCTGGCAAGGGTGACGCCCGTTCACTACAAGGGCAAGATGTGGTGCATCAAAGTTGCCACTGGAGCTTTCGTGGCACGGAGGCACGGTAAGATTTTCGTTACTGGCAACTCTGGCTTCCCCAAGTCGATGGACGTTGGCAAGGCAATCGACAAGGCGCTTGGAGCTGACCGCAAGGTAATCGGCGAGCATCCAAACCCCGCTGGAAACAAGGCGGGTGGGAATAGTCTCAACATGAGCGTTGTTGGCATGCCAGAAAAGGCCTATATCACTGCACCCGCCACCGATGCCGCCGCGCAATGGGATGGCTGGGGAACATGTCTGAAACCTGCGTGGGAGCCAATAATCGTCGCCCGCAAGCCGCTGGACGGCACCGTGGCGAGCAACGTCCTGAAATGGGGCACGGGCGCGATCAACATTGACGGGTGCAGGGTTCCAACTGATGAGGTTGTTTCAAACCATTCGAGAAGCGCGGAAGCAGCCGTCAGCAAAGGCAAGTACGGAGATAGCTCGGCGCAGCATACGCACCAGACAAACGGGCAGAAGATAGGCCGCTTCCCAGCCAACCTAGCCCACGACGGCTCCGACGATGTTCTCGCGCTGTTCCCCGACAGCAAGGGGCAGCAGGGCAAAGTTGCTGGAAACGAGCCGTCTCGTACTGGCGATAATGGGATATACGGACACTATGGGCAAAGGAACGAGTTTGTTCCACGCGGAGATTCGGGCAGCGCCGCCCGCTTCTTCTACTGCGCCAAGGCGAACAAGAAGGACCGTGGGGAGGGCAACGACCATCCGACCGTCAAGCCGGCCGAGCTCATGTCATGGCTTGTGCGTCTCGTGACCCCACCGGGGGGGGTTGTTCTTGACCCGTTCATGGGCAGCGGCTCAACGGGCGTTGCGGCAAAGCGCGAGGGCATGGGGTTCATCGGCATCGAACGCGACGGGCATTACTTCGATATCGCAAGTAGTCGCTTGGAGTCCGAGCCGGCAACTCTGTTCTAGGAAGTGGTGACGAATGACCAAGGGATTGTACGTCGAGGTCGATGACCAGGTGACGGGCTACTGTCCTGCGTGCGCCAACAACGACCTCAAGTTTGTCCCGACGAAAATAAGCGGGAACCAGTCGCAGGTGACCTACGAGTTCACCCTGCGCTGCTCGCACCAAGACGTGTGTGCGGTGCGGCGCAAGTACATGGGGGAGGACGAATGAGCGAGGTCGAGGGAAAGAACCTCGTGTGCGACGTGTGCGGTAGGACGGTGTTCCTCAAGTACGTCAAGACCGAGGAGTACGACGGCGGCTTCACGAAGATTCGCAGGTACGAGGACAAGCCAGCCGGGTGGAATTCCATGCTCCTGTGGAGGTACCGCACGCTCTGCCCGTCCTGCGCTGAGAGGATTGGCGCTGCGATAGATGCCGTCATCAGCGAGATTAAGGGCGGTGGGGAATGACTAACGAAATAGATCTCAAGCTGCGCTATCCCGAAAGCAGACTTGAGGACGTAACCGACGCCTTCATGCGTGGGTACCAGTCGTGCCTTGAGACGCGACCCACCCCAACGTGGGAGCGCTGGCACAAGAGTCTCAGGCACGATGAGGTCAAGTCCATCGGTGATGCCGTCGAGCAGCTGATGTACGAGTCAATCGAGCATGGCGGTGACATGGGGCCGAATGGCAACGTGTGGAACGGCGTGGACGAGGGTGACGTGCTCACGTCAGGGTTCATCAACGAGTGGGTCGAGAGGATCGCCGAGGTTTCCGGAGCGGGGACGTGCCATTACGTAGCCGAGGACTCCGACAACATAGCTGGCGTCACGTTCCGTTGCAGTAAGTGCGGCAACGCTGAATGGCCCCGCCCAAGGAACTACTGTCCATCGTGCGGAAGGATGATTCTTCGATGATTGACGAGCGCCTAGAGGGCGAGGAACCGCCACGCCACCGCAAGGTGTCAAAGAAGCGCCACGTGCGTAGCGACCACAAGCACGAGTACGAGTGGGTCTGCATCGACGCGCACGCCTACTACTACGTGGCTGACAGGTGCCGTGTCTGCGGGCGACTTGAGGACGTGTGTCTCAAGCCCGACATGCACGAGCCGCCCGATGGCATGCGGCTGTTCGAGGTTCACGACTTCATCGAATTCATGGGCATGACCCATCTGCCAGACGATGCGGAGGTGACCAGGTGACAACCCGAAAGGACAAGATCATCTGCCCGTGGTGCGGGGCCGAGAAGATGCGCCGATGGTTTGACGAGTTCGGGCAGCTTACGGCCCTGCAATACCCGGCAGAGAAGATAGACACCACCTGTGACGCATGCGGCAAGCGGTACGAGGTTCGCGCCGAGGAATGCGTCTACTACAAGACGAGGAGGGCGTAGAGATGCCACCTGAGAAGGAGTTCGGGACAACGACGCTGACACTCAACATAAATGGCGGGCCGGCAATCAAGGTGGGCGAGGGTGTGTCGTTCACCTGCAAGCCATCCAAGCACGGCGGCTTCCATGGCTTTGACTGGCTCCGCAATATCCCCTACCACGTGACCGAGGACGAGGCCACGCCGCAGAGGATCGTTCGCAACGGTCCCGCAACCATCGTGTTCTGGCGCGACGGCACCAAGACGGTCGTGAAGTGTCACGACGAGGACTATGACCCAGAGAAGGGGCTTGCCATGGCGCTCGCCCGCAAGCTGTGGGGCCGCTCGAAGACGGTCAAGCTGTTGAAGATGGTCGAAGAGCAGGGCGGCTAGAAGAGCCACAGGAGGGTGTAGATGCAGCTTACAACCTACGAGTGCGACCCCGAGAAGAACGTCAGCTGTCCCAAGGATTGCTGCCAGAAGGAATGCTTCGCCACCATGCGGTTGGAGTTCGCCAAGCTGGACGAGGACGGACAGCCCATCGTGCATGAGGTTTGGGAGATACCTGACAGGAGTGATGCGGAATGATCCTCTACGACTACTCCGACGAGCCGCACGAGTTCGACGTTGACCTGGATGACGAGGGAATCGCCGTTGCCGAGCTAGAGGTCGTGAGCGGTGACGAGGTTCTTGAGGTCATCTACAAGAACGGCGACATCAACAGGTTCGACTCTTGCGGTGGATACAGGTTCATGGACTTTCTCGATGCCACGTTCATTCTCGTGCTGGACGGCAAGTGGGTCGTGGACAGAGAGAGGTTCCTTGCCCGCAAGGGAAGCTATGACGATTGGGACGAGAGCGCAGAGGGCGATTAGGGCCTTTTAGCTTCATCTAAAACTAGCTACTATTCGACAAAATCACCCAAATCAGGGTAAATCAGCAGGTAGATGGTAAAATATAGGCCGTAGGGTGATGGCCTACTTTAACAGTGGTACACTTGCAGAGCGCTCACGGTCTATGCCATCACCATAGGTCGTGGGCGTTTTCGTTAGGAGGCGCGTGATGGGCGTCACTAGAGAAGAAGTCAAAGTACTAAGGGGCAAATGGTCGAGCATGAGGGAGCGATGCTATAACGCAACGAGCATCAGCTACCAAGACTATGGCATGCTCGGCATCCGCATGTGCGATGACTGGTACGAGAGCTTCGAGATGTTCTTTGTTTGGGCGCTACAGACTGACTTCCAGAAGAACTTTGCCGAGGGACGCGACACAATCGACCGCATCAACGCTTGGGGAGACTACTGCCCAGAGAACTGCCGCTGGGCTAGTTACGAGGAACAGGCTGCGAACAAGCGCATTAATAACGTCCACGACAGCAGCGACGAGTTCCTATACTACGACGAGGTTGCCAAGATGCTGAATCGCACGCCAAAATGGGTGAGCGAGAACGTCAAGAATGGTCGCATTCCGGTACTGCGTATTGGCACGGGAATCCTGTTCAGTAGGACGGTCATTGAGCTTGCTCGTGAGCAAATCCTGCGTATGCCAGACCAAGAGAAGTGCCACCAGGTCATGAGTGAAAATGGGGAGCATGGATTGCGCAAGAGGGTGAAGCAGGATGGGACGTTGGCGAGGTCAACACACGTGTGGACACCCGAGGAAGATGCAATCTTGCTCAGCAGCGTCGGTCGTTCGTCTCGCGAAGTGGCAAATCAGCTGGGCGTAAATCAGACCACGGTGTACCAGAGGGCTGTGAAGCTCGGATACTCGTGGAAGGAAATCAAGCGCGGCGATGCTCTAGCCCAAAATGAAATATCCGCAGCAGGATAGACCCTAGGAAATCGTTAAAGCTGATGCCCCGCCAGCCGAGCGAAAATGGTTGGCGGGGCATCTGTCATTTGGAAATCATCCCAGCTTAGAGGGGGTGTTTCCTAGGAAATCATCTCCGGTTTTTCGACCGAAAATTTTGAAAATCATCCCAGATTTTTCGGGGCATTTCCAAAAAAATCATCCCCGGAGCCGCGCTGTTTTCCCAAGAAATCGTTCCCGCCGCAACGCCCGAGGGCGGGAAAAATTGCGGGGAAGCGGGCGCGACCTAGATGTTCGCGTCGGGGTCGATTGTCCGGTAGAAGCTGCTCGTGGCGGCGCGTTGCGTCTCTTCGGCTTCGGGATCTATCCAGCGGAAGGTGACATCGTGGCCTAGCTGGATGAGGGCTTCCGCGACGGCGCGAGAGACGGCATTGAACCTGCCCACGTCGGCATCGCTCGCACCCATGCCGTTCCTGCACCACGTCACGGCGATTGGCTCGCCGTCCTTGTGGCCTTCGAGCATCCGGTCGAGCGTCTTGTCCACGGACATCAGATGTGTGGCGTAAACCTGGTCGATGTACTGCCACGCAGCGGGCGAGGGCGGGAAGTATTTTGGGTTCTCCCAGCGCTTCACGGTGCTGACCGATACTTTGAGGTCTTGCGCAACGTCATAGAGCGAAAGCCCGCTCATCTCGCGCTTCGCACGGAATTCCGCGCTGCTCCTGTCCTTGTAGGGCTCGTAGTCAATCCAGTTGCCCATAGCAACCTCCAATCTGCCGCTTCGCGGCTTCTAAACGTGACGCAATTCTATCACGCCACCAACGGATACGCAACGGTCAATTTCTGGGAAACCGCGCGGGTGTTCATAGCGGATTTTCGCCGCAACCGCCGCAACCATGGACTTTCTCGGAAACCGCGCGGGTGTTCATAGCGGGATTCGAGTGCGGCTGGAAAAACTTCCCGAGAAAGCGCAGGCGTGTTCATAGCGGCGGCGGCGCGAGACTGAAAAAACTTTGTGGCAAACCGCGGGCCTGTTCATAGCGGGTCGCAGCGGCGGCTGAAAAAACGGGCTAAAAAAGGCGGTCGGGACTATAGGGGGCTCCGCTCCGGGGTCGGGTCTGGG